TACCCCGTTGACTTCGATAAGCTTATAGATTCCTTGGATGACTTAGAGCTAACTCAGAGACGTAAAGAGCAATTCGAGAAAATCTTGGCTGAAATGTTCCCTGATGACTAACTGGTTAAAACGTATCTGCGATCACTGGAAGGACAAGAAATTAGCAGAGAAATGTGGTTTGAAAGTCAAGGAAATATGCATTCACGAGCCTACATTCGTGATGACAAATCCTGATGGAAAGACGCATACCTGTATTAAATGTGGAGCATACTATGACAACATATTACCTGAATGAAGATTACAGCTACAGGCAGGCAGATTTAATGGAGTGGGCCGACCAATTTGAAGCTATGGACCGAAGATTGAAAGTAGATAAATTGTATGGCCATAAGGTTTCTACGGTCTGGCTAGGGTATGACCATAATCACTTCGATGGCCCTCCATTGCTATTTGAGACCATGATTTTCTTAGATGAATTTGGAGGCAATGATATATATTGCGATAGATACACTACTTGGGAAGAAGCCCTTAACGGACATGCAAAGGCAGTTCATTGGCTAAAGTCTGGAATTAAAGATGACAACTATACTTAGAGGAGACAATTCAAGTGATTTGCTTTAGAGATAGAACATGGTGCGCTTCTCCAGAATGCAAGGGGGAATGTGGACGCCAGATGACCCCTGAAATTAAAGCAGAAGCTAGGAAGTCCAAGGAGCCGATTTCTTGGGGTATATTTTGCGGAGATAAGGATTATCCAGATTGGTCTGATATTGAGAAGGCAATGAGTGATGACTAATGAAGAGAAAAAGGAAGCTTATAATGTCCTAGATATGATTGCGCATCAAATTGCTGATTTACATAACACTGTAGAATATTGGATGCAGAAGCTATTATCTGATATTGATTGGAAAGATGAGGAATGATTGAGATTGAATGCTTCCAGCGCGAACCAAGTTGCGGAATCCATGTTGTGAAGATATGGCTTAATGGAAATTTGGCTTTCGCCAATGAGATTACCACCTTAGCTGAACTCCGGTCATGGCGTAAGGCACTCCATAATGAACTATTATGGATGAACGATTATTTCCATGAGAAGGGGATAAAAGATGACTGAAGTATATTTCACCTCTGATTCACATTTCGGGCATAGAGGTATACTTTCCTTCCCGAGCACTAAGCCCTTTCGACCATTTGCTACAATTGAAGAACATGATGAAGCCCTGGTAGATAATTGGAATAGGCAAGTAAATCCGAATGATATAGTCTTTCATCTCGGGGATTTCTGCTTCGGCAAACGCAATCTTCCCATTGCAGGAAGACTTAATGGGTCTAAGCGACTCATCATGGGAAATTACGATACGTACAGAGCCGAGAATTACTTGCTATACTTCGATAAGTTATATGGGGTAGTGGAATATAAGGGCATGATATTAAGCCACATCCCTGTGCACCCCAATCAGCTTAAAAGGTATTATATGAATGTCCATGGCCACTTACATACTAATTTAGTAATAGAGCAGGATGGAAGAGTAGATTACAGATACTTCAATGCAAGTGTAGAGCAACATAAATTGATGCCAGTTCCCTTAGATGAGATCTATAATCATTGGGCAGAGCATAGAGATTAAATAGATTAGGGGCACCAGGATGGAAGCTACTGAATTGAAGGAAATAAAGGAATATTGGGGGAAAAAGTACCCACAGGTGGTCATAAGTTTGCAGAAATCCCAATATGATGGCAGATATCGTGCAAATATGATGACTAATAATGATAGTATAGATTTTCAAGCTGAGACCGTTGATGAGCTTATAAGCCAGGGTGAAAGTTTCTTGAGAAGATTAAAACAGGAATAATAGAATGTTTGAAAGTGAAGTAAGGTACTTATATCAGCATGTACTTTCTCAGGAGAAGAGTAAGTTAATTATTTCCAAGTATTGTGGAAGAATGATATCGATTTAGGCCAGTTTAGAAATTTTCGTTACCGAGTTACTTTAAATCGAAGATTATTACCCGAAGAATATGAAAGGCAAGTTAAACTTACACAAGAATATTTTAGTTCAGGTAAGACTAAAGCTGAATTCGTAGCTATGAAGAAGGATGAAATCAATTTCCGACAACTTACTGAAATTATCTTGCACTTAAATTATAAATCACAACTCGATAAGATGATGCAAGAGGGTGATGATTTCAAAATTGATAATAAAGTTAAATTCATAGAAGTTCCTGAGAAAATTATTCCTAAGAAACTAGAGGAAAAGGAGAAGGAGATTGAAAATCCAATTGAAATTATAAAGCCGAAGAACGATATAGAAATCAATATTACGCATGGAATCAAAGTCACAATCAGCCCAAATGTGTCTTCATCCCAGATAATTAAATTAATAGAACTTTTAAAGGAAATATAATGTTAATACCATATGAGAATAAGAAGATATTCATAGCCTCCAAGCCAGTAGACTTTCGGATGTCCATTGATGGATTATCTAACTTCATCATGAAGCAGAATAAGACTCACCTCCACGATGGCTCTATCTACGTCTTCTATAACCACCTGCGAGATAAGATTAAGTGCCTATTCTGGGATAGGAATGGCTTCGTACTATATTATAAGCGGCTAGACAAATGCAGGTTCAAAGTGAAAGAGATGCTGCACTCAATCGAGAATATCACGGCTGAAGAACTTGAAATTCTGCTATCAGGATTTGATCCACAACCGATTGAGAGGAAGAACATGTACTTGGAGCACAGAATATGATCTTAGGAATTGGATGGTCAGAAGTTTGTATTATAGCAATTAATATTTCTATAATAGGAATCGCTTTCCAATATAGAAGCATTTGCAAAGAATTGAATGAGATAAATTCAAACTTAATGTGGATTAACTTGCGGTTAAAAGGACATTCCCATATTAATGTGGATTAAAATATCGAATTAAATTGGGCTATGGTGAAATGGCATCACACTAGACTTTGACTCTGGTATTCTGCGTTCGAATCGCGGTAGCCCTGCCACTTAGGAATAAATTATGAATGAAATCTTCGTTTTCGGGAGCAATTTGCATGGAATCCATAAGCGTGGGGCAGCATTATGCGCTTTAAGAGAACATGGTGCAAAATTAGGACAAGGAATTGGTCTTCAAGGCCAATCCTATGCAGTCCCTACTAAATCTACTCCCTATGAAAGCTTGGAACTGGTTTCAATCAATAAATTTGTCGCAGATTTTCTAAATTATGCGCACTGGACGCCAGATTTAATTTACAATGTTACGCCCATTGGCTGTGGTTTGGCAGGATATAAGCCCTTCCAGATTGCACCCATGTTTCAATATGCTAAATTCCTTAAGAATGTGAATCTTCCTCCTGAATTCCTACCTTTTCTCTGTTGCTAGAACCAATATATAGTAGTTCCTCAAAATTTTCCCCACAATATATAGTGTTTTAGGAATCTTTTATGGTATTTTAATATAGATATCTTCTAAAGGTTTGCAAGATGCAAAACTTAGGCAAAGGATTGCCCCTTTATGAACAATGCGATACAAGCAAAATTCGAGAACGCAGAATTAGCTGCCAAGTTGAAGGGCAGCCTACTTCTATTCATTCAGGCCTTCTTCCCGCTACTTACTGGCAGAGAATTCATAATCTCAAAGCCTAAAGGCAGAGAAAGCCATTTCATCACAATTGCTAGAGCCTTAACACGCTGTACACGCCTTGAAGCTCTTCGTCTCTTAATCAATATTCCTCCAGGTCACGGCAAGTCAGTAATGGTCAGCTTCTGGGTAGCCTGGTGTATGGCTAAATGGCCCGACTGTAACTTCCTTTATATATCCTATGGTAAGAGCTTAGCTACAACTCATACGGACACAATTAAGCGCATCATGTCGCTAAGTCAGTATAAGACGATATTCGATATCCATTTACGGGATGATTCACAAGCGAAGGATGCCTTCACAACCCTCCAAGGTGGAACGATAGCAAGTTTCGGGTCAGCAGGCGACATTACAGGCCGAAATGCTGGACTTCCTGGGTTAGACCGATTCTCAGGAGCGGTAATAATAGATGATGCCCACAAGCCTGACGAAGTGCATTCCGATACAATTCGTGAAAGCGTAATCACGAATTACCGCGAAACCATTCTCCAGAGACCTCGGGGAATTAATGTCCCAATTGTCTTCATAGGGCAGCGGCTACATGAACAGGATTTGCCAGCCTATTTCCTTGCCGGAGAAGACGGATATGAGTGGGACAGAGTAATTCTTAAATCTCTTGATGAAGCTGGAAACGCGCTTTATCCCGAATCCTTCCCCTTAGATATGCTCCTAATTCGGCAAGAGAAAGATCGATACGTCTTCGCAGCCCAGCATCAACAAGATCCTCATCCAGCAGGTGGTGGCCTCTTTCTGCCAGAAGATTTTCCTCTACTCTCCAATGAACCTGAATTTAAGATTACCTTTATAACTGCGGATACTGCGGAAACTGAAGATCCAAGGAATGATGCCACCGTATTCTCGTTCTGGGGCTACTATAATATCGAAACCCAAGGCCGTAAGACGGGAGTCATGGGCCTACATTGGATTGCTTGTAGAGAAATGCGGGTAGAGCCGAAGAGGCTTGAAAATGAATTCCTGGATTTCTGGCAGGATTGTGCTAGACATCCTCAGCCTCCCATGGTTGCCTTTATCGAAAAGAAGTCTACAGGGGTGACGCTTATCTCTATCCTGAAGAGCATGAGAGGATTGAAGATTAGGGAAATTGAGAGGACAAGGAAGTCAGGCTCTAAGTCCCAGCGCTTTATCGATATCCAGCAATACATAGCCAGCAAGCAAGTATCCTTACCTTCCCATGGACCCCATACAGAGATGTGTGTCAATCACATGAAGAAGATCACTAATAATGATTCCCATGCCCATGATGATATCGCTGATACTTGTTCAGATGCAGTAAGAATTGCCCTAATTGATAAATTGTTAATAGCACATACCTATAAGGATGCCCTTTGGAGAAGTTCAACCCAGGAAGCAACTAATCGAATGAATCGACTCAGTGCTTTGAAGAAGAAAGCTTATGAGAAAAGGATTTGACCATGGCACTAATCGCTAAGAAACATACATCACAGCTCGAAAAGATTAAGCAGTCAGTGGAACAGGCTTATACCTATTTTAGGCCCAATTATGAGCGCTATCATGAATTTAAACGCTTCGTATATAAATCTACACTGACGGAGGATGATATAGCAGTATTAGCTACGCTACAGAGACCACAGATTGAATTCAATATGATGGAAGCCTACATTTCTCGTCTTCGTGGAGAATTCTCCAGAATGGAACCTGGGGTAATAATCAGAGCGAAGGATGGCGTAGAAGATATCGATCCGAAATTAATCAGCGTCCTAGAAGCTCACTTTAAAGCCATTCTATGCGATCCTGATAATGATGGACTAAGCTATGATGTCTATACTGACCTTTTAGTAGGAGGCTTCTCAGTAGTCGAGGTCTATACTGACTACTTATCTGAAATGTCGATGGATCAGAAGATTTGCATCTCACGAGTCTTTGATCCAACCCTTTGCGGCTTCGATCCATTAGCCCGTAAATCGCATAAGGGTGATGGTAACTTTTGCTTCCAGTTATTTCCTAAGGAAGCTGAAGAAGTAGAAAGGATGTACGGCTCAGATGCGCTGAAGGGCCTGAAATATGCTCGCTCCTTCTCTGGATTCAATTGGTCCTACAGAGCACAGCGAAAGGACATCGTCTTACTCTGTGATTATTATAAGAAGGATTTTAAGAAGGAACGCATAACTAAGCTTTCCAATGGCCAGACAATTTCTATCAAGAATTATGAAGAACTTGTAGAAATGTGGAATGAATCAGGACACATTGAGCAGCCTCCAATTCCAATTGGCAAGATTAGAGAAACCACATTAGAGCAAATCGTACGCTATAGATTATCAGGTGCGGAATTAATCGAACCTCCAGTGAAGACGAATTATTGTATGCTGCCACTTGTCTTCTTCGATGGTAATAGTACTGTACTAAGGGATAATAATGATGCCACAGCTGAGCAGATGACGCGCCCCTACATATATAATGTCAAGGACGCTCAAAGGCTGAAGAACTATGCTGGCCAATCCCTTGCTAATGAGCTTGAAAATACTGTGGAACATAGATTCATTGCTTCAGTGGAATCTATTCCTGAAGACTACCTAGATGCTTACATTAATGTCCAGCAGCCATCTACTCTTCTTTACAATCAATTCTTCGAAGGAAATCCTGAGATATCACTTACTCCTCCTAGGGAAGTAGTCAGAACACCTATACCACCCCAGATTAGCGAAACATTTCAAATGTCAGATAACCTGATTCAAGGCATTCTAGGAAGCTATGACGCAGCTCTAGGAATTCAGAATAATGAATTGTCAGGGGTAGCTATTATGCAAGGCGCAATGCACTCCAATGCTGCTGCTATGCCTTATACAGTTGGGTTTATTAAGGGATGGAATAGAGTATGCCAGATTAACCTGGATCTGATACCTAAGTATTATGTGACTCCAAGATCTATTCCTACCGTTCACCCAGATGGTAAAAGGTCATATCAGGTAATTAATACTCCAGGAAATCCCTTCATGGATTACGACCCTTTAAGCCTAGATGTTAAGGTTGAAGCTGGTGTGAACTTTGCCGTCCAGAAGCAGATTAGCTTAGAGACCATTATTCAGCTAATGCAGTCTTCTGAATCCTTTGCAGCCTTCATCAATACCAAGGGTCTTGGAATACTTCTGGATAATATTGAGATTCGGGGAATTGATGCTCTTCGACAAGCTGCTTCTCAATTTATGCAAGAAACTCAGCAGAAGCAAGAACAGGCTCAGCAAATGGCTCAACAGCAAGCAGCTCAGCAATTAGATCCTAAGCAAGTAATGATGATGCAGGCTCAGGCTGAAATGGCTAAAGTGGCTCAGAAGAAGGAAGCTGTCGCTACGCAGGCACAGATAGACCTAATTAAGATATCTACTGATGATGCTGTTAAGAATAAGGAAGCGGATATTGAATTGATGAAGGTCATGGCAGACATTCAGGGCGCTGGGGTTGAACAAGCACTGAAGCAGGAAAAACTTGATGCTGAAAATGCTAGAACCGCTGTTCAGATGGCAGTTGATGTAAGTTCTCACCACCATGAGATTAATAAAACCAAGGAGAAAGAAAATGACAAGAGAACCAAAGTTGAAGAAGGAAGAAAAGATGGAACGGTCCATGAAGAAGATGGAGAAAGAACGTAAGGGTGAAAAAATGCCATCGAAGAAAGAACCCAAAAGGATGAAGTCTGAGAAGAATTGCAAATATTAGGAGCTATCATGCCATTAGTCAAAGGTAAGGAAGCGAAGACTCGTAAAGGGTTCAGCGAGAATGTGAAGCGTGAGATGGAGGCTGGAAAAAAACAATCTGAAGCTGTAGCGATAGCATATTCTGAAGCAGGTGAAGGTAAGAAGAGGAAGAAGAAATGAATGTATTGCTGGGTTATATAGTCGGACAATTATTAGAAGTCATTGAGAAGGAATTGATAAGCGAAATTCCTGCAATTATAGATCTTACGGTTAAAGAGATTAAGCTTTTGATCGAGAAGCTTGAAAATATCCTGAAGACCAAATCAGGTAAAGATTCTGATAAGGAGAATTAAATGAAGGCAGCAGAGAAGATGAAAGTGAAGATGGGCAAGAAAGAGCATGAACCTCGTAAAGAGAAGCATGGCCCTAAGTTTAAGGAAGAACGTACTTCTGAGACTAAGAAGCGAGAAAAGGAAGGTAATGGTCGTACAGTGAAATCTAAGATGAAAGCAGATTATTAGGAGAGATGGAATGGCTAAATTAGATGCTGAAAGGCGTAAGAAGATTCCTAAGAAGGAATTTGGCTTGCCAGGAGAACGTAAATATCCGATGGAAGATAAGGCTCATGCAAGGAACGCAAAAGCTAGAGCTTCTGAAATGGAGCATAAGGGAAAACTTTCTGCTTCCTCCAAGGCTAAGATTGATGCTAAAGCAGATAGAGTTCTAGGAAAGGGAAAGAAGCATGAGAGATAAACCCAAGTCTGGAATGAACAATAAACCCAAGAAGAAACAGGAGCATACAGATGTTAAACTGGATAAGAAATTGGTTAAGAAAATGGTTAAAAGTTCTTGCTTAAAATGAATTTAAGTACCCCTTTACCAATTAGATTAAAAGTTGCTATACTAATTTCACTTACAAGTTAAAGTTGTAACTCTGACTAGCCAGAGGTTAAAAGGAGACTAGGTAATTTACGTAGCTATGCGGTCAAAATAGTCGGGACTACCACGGATGGTAGGTGATCACGGTCACACCGGAAACAGTGAGGTTTCAAATGGATGCAAAGGATATTGCAGAAGAATTGCAAGAAACTAATGTGGGCGATGAAGCGGATGCTGCACAAGTACCTGACCAATCACCTCCTGAGAAGATGCTATCTGTTTCCCAAGTGAACGAGCTTGTAAAAAAGGCTAAACTCAAAGGGGAACGGAAAATGCAAGAGCAACTAGATGCCGCAAAGCAACAGATTGAGCAGCTTCAAGCTCAACAGGCACAAGGGCAGCCACAAGGACAGGCTCCTCAAGGTCAGCAACAAGGCCAACAAGGACTTACTCCTGAATTGCAAGCCCAAGTTATGCAAATGTTGCAGATGAAGCAGCAAGAAGATGAACGCAAACGGCATGCAGAGCAAATCGAACAGGAAGTGAAGCAGGTTGCAGATCAATATTTTGGTAAGATGGCCACGGGCAAGAATATGTTCGAGGACTTTGAAGCCATTACAGCTGATTTCAATCCAGCAGAATTCCCCCAATTAGTATTCTTAGCTAACCAAGTGGATAATACTCCAGCTGTAATTTATGAGCTGAGTAAGAATCCAGGTAAGTTAGCGGATTTAGCCGTCTTGGTAGAGAAATCTCCCAATCTGGCTAGAGCGCAAATAGCTAAACTTTCTCAATCAATTAAGAGAAATGAAGAAGCTAAAAGCGGCTTGCAAGAAGCTCAAGAACCCTTAGATCGTCTGAAACCTTCCCCGACGGGAACAGACGGTAAGAAGAATGGCATTAGAGATTTCAAGCAAGCTACCTTTTTAAGGGGCTAAATCATCTTATAGCCATGTCTGTTCCCGATGAATATGGATTTTCATTGGAGATGACGACATGGCCGTTCCAAATAATATTTTACAACAGGTACAGACTTATCAAATGTCTAACCTGGCTTACTTGCAGAACTTAAACTGCTTCGTAGCAACCGCTAATACAAAATTCAAAAACTTTGAGAAACTTGAAGCTAACTTAGGCGACACTGTTACTTTTGATTTACCCCCTAGGTTCACTACAGCTGCAAGTCTTGTGGCTACATTCCAGTCTGCTGACCAACGTGTTGAGAACTTAGTGGTTGAAAATGCCATTAACGTATCCTACGCCTTTACAGCGCAACAATTTATCTTCAACGTTGAAGACTATATGGAGCAATTCGGTAAATCAGCCGTCATGGAAATGTCTGCTGAAATCGAAGCTGATATAGCAACCGTATGCGTGACTGCACCTTACCGCTTCTATGGTGATGGCGTGACACCTATCAATTCATACGGCCAATTAGCAGCAGCCTTAGCAATGTTCCGTAACTACGGTGCAGCGAAAGATAATACGAAGTTCTACTTATCCGATATCGCTCAATCAGCCATTGTCAATACTGGTTTAAACCAATTCGCAACAGACCGTAACAATAAGTCTGCAAACTCTTGGGATGTGGGAGATTTCGACCGTGCAGCCTTCTACGTTTCAAACTTACTTCCAGTTCACAATGCTGGCGACATCGGTAACTTAGGCCAAGTAATGACAGTAACAGGCGTTACTTTAGATGCAAATGGTGCAGTAATTGCCATAACTGCTTCAGGAGCCTCTACAACTGATGCAAATGCAGTCAAACAGTACGATAAATTCCAATTTAGTGATGGAGTGACTGGATTTACGAACCTCAGATATCTCACTTTTATCGGACACAAAGTATCGAGCAACCCAGTACAGTTCGCAGCAACAGCCGATGCAGCTTCAAATGGTGGTGGTTCAGTGACAATTAATATCACTCCTCCTCTTCAAGCTACTTCAGGAAATACCCAGAACTTGAATACTGCAATCCAGGTCGGTATGCAATTCACTGGCTTACCTTCCCATAGAGCTGGAATGATCAACTCTGGTAATT